AACAGAAATTGGGTCGGCACTCGTATAACCAAAGCCCGCGAACTGGGCCTGTTGCCGCCGAAGCCCATAATGAATCGCCACGACCAAGTGACGTTGTTCTTGAAGGAAAATGAATCTGACCGTGGCAGCATCAAGCAGGCTCTTAGCGGCTTGAGCGAAGACGAATTGTTGTGGCTGCTGAATCAACTGCCACTCGGCATGTCGCTGGCAGAGCTTCTAACCGCTTTTGTGCGAGATGCGTATGCAGAGGAGATGGGGCTGTGAGTGACAAGATCGACACATCACCAGATGCGGTGGAACAACATATCAACGCGATTGATCCGCACGGATATGCGCAGGCTGGGTCACTAAATGACCGCACTATCAAGTTGCTCAAAACCCTATCCGCCCGCGTTGCCAAGTTGGAGGCGGAACGGGGTAGGCTGGAAGCCGCGATTAAACGGCAGGCAGGCGCAGCAAAGACATTGCGCAATTTAACCTTGGACGAGGTGCAACACATCAGAGATAAGGAGCGTAAAGAATACGTTGCGACAAAAACCTTGTCTAGTGAACGCGATGCTAACAGCATCTTGACTGATGAAGTTGACGCACTTTTAGATAAGTTGGATAGGGAGGTTAAGACATCTGCGAAAGAAGCCGCAGTGTGGGATGAAAACTGCCGTATATTGCAAGCCCGCGCCGAAGCAGCCGAGCAACGAGCCGCAGAACTTGAGGCAAAGCTGGCGAAGGCGGAAGAGTTTGCTAAGTTGGCGGAAGACAACTTAACCAACCTTCAGCCAAAAATTGCCAATGGTCTTGTGCATAAAGATTGGATTCCAGTTTTTGACGGAGACATTGATCCAGTTATTGAAGCCGCCCGCGCCACCCTCGCAGAAATCCAAAATGGATGACCCACAAGCCCGCGCCCGCCGTGGGATGTGGGCCACGCATGACGATATAATCTACATTGAAGACATGCTCGATGAACACCTGCTGAACGCATACAAGACGTGCGTTCGGTACGACAACCCGAAGGCAGACGAACTGCTGCGGGAGATAGAAGAACGCAAACTCGATTGGAGAATATGATGACAAAACGCAGCGAAATTCTGGCTGAGGCTGACGGCCTTATCAATGGCCCACGGCAGGAACACTACGGCAGTCCGGCGGAGAACTTCGGCGTCATTGCTGAAATGTGGTCGGCATATACCAATGCTGGTATAACGCCAGCAGACGTGTGCCACATGATGACTTTGCTCAAGATTGCTCGTTTGCGCAACGGTCCACATCGGGACAGCAGCGTCGATGCCTGTGGTTATATGGCATTGGGCGGGGAGTTGGGGGAGTAATCGTGTGAGCGGCGCGGAAAGTCAGAATGTGGCGCATTCGGTAGCACGTCCGGCTAGATCATAACCTTAGTATTTCATTCAAGCGCCGCTCACGCAGACGGTTTACTGAATCAGTAAAGCGGCTGCAAGCGGATAGTTAAAGATTGATCTTTACGCGGCTGACTTCGCCAGACTTATCGTCAAAGGTAATCGCCTGCATCTGCGACCTCGCGGTGTAGGCGTTATCTTTTGCGTACCGATCCCGCTTGGTAACAGCGCGAAGTTGCTCCCATTGTACTCCGCCGATGTCGGCTGACTTGAGGTGGTGCAGATGGCCAGTGTAATAGAACCTGTGCCGCGTCTCGCCCCAGAGGGACGGGAACTCGTCGGCCAGCGCCATCACAAGGCGCTCCGGTTTGGCTTTGTCGCCGTGGTGCGCTGCAAGCAGGCACTTGCCGTGCTGTATAACAAAGAACTCGCCTTCATCGCGCTGTACGTCAATGCGCGGGTGGTTGCGGTATCTTTCGGCCAGCGAGTAAAGCACAATCAAGTATGCGTCGCGGTCGTGGTTGCCCCTGAGAATGCTGACAACCACGCGAGAATGGTGCAGCAGTGCAATCTCAACGCACCGCGCAAGCCCCGCAATCATCGCCAGCGCCGTTTCCTCAATGCTCGCCAACACATCCAGCGCGTGCTTGCCCGCGGGCGTTGCGTTTTCATTGTCGTTGTGGTGCAGCATGTCCCCAAGCACCAGCAAGACACCTGTGGCGGACTTTGGCGAACGGCTGACGCAATCCCGCATTCCGCCGACAAGCCTCTCAACAGTGCTTTCCAGCGTCTGCGCGTCGGTTCTAAGGCCCGCGTGAATATCCGGCATGGGATAGAGCGTCAGCAGGTTGTCAGCGGCGTTTGTGGGGGCTTCTATTGGCGTTGGCGGGTCAATGCCCTGCAATGCGTCCTTGATGCGCTCTGCGCTGTCTTCAATGCCAATTTCGCCAATCTTAGGCATACTAAACTGGACGCTGGCGTGCTTTGTTTTGAGCCAGCCTCCGCGCACCCGTGTCGGGTCTTGAATGCCGACCTGATCCAGCGCGTCGGCCACGCCCGGGTCAAGTTCAATCTTTGCCTTTGCCATATTGTACTTGCGATGTACGCCAGAATAATGTTCGCCCAGCGCCCTTGCTGCCGCCCTGATCGTGCCATGTTCCTGAACGGCATCGTAGGCTTGCTGCTGCGCGTCCGATATGGCTTTGTTGGCTATTGTTGGGCTAGGCATCGTCGCAACCCGCGTCCAACGTGCTTATCAGCGCCGCCCCTGTTCGCTGCGATAGCGGTCCGCCATCCTGCGATAAAGCCGCCGCATGATCCGTCCGTAGGTCAAGCGACCCATCACAGATTGCGCTTGTACTTGCCACGCTCATGCAGCCACCGCTGGACGTCAGCATCAGAAGGGCCATCGGTTTCATCCATCCGCTTGCGCGTGTTGATGTATTCATTGAAGTCTTGAACGGCGTTTGCATCGTCAGCGTCCTTTCGGCCCTTGGCATAGATCAGGGCTGCACCAAAGGCGACCAGGGCCGCCACTATGCCGGATAAATACGCCCTCATGTCGTCCAGCCTTTGCGCTTTGCGACAGCGTAAAATGTTTCTGTCATCAAGCCCAGCAGTGCGCCGATCAGCAGCACCAGGTCTGGCATAAATGCGGCCACGTCGCTTTGGGCCATGACGCCGTAAGACACCATCAGGCCAGCGATGTATCTCGCCACGATGCGTGCAATGGTTCCAGTCATTTCAAAAACCCTATTATAACCTTGATGAGTGACGAAAACAGACTTGGCTTTGGCTTGGGCCGCATTGCTGCCTTAATTTTGACGCGCAGCAAGTCACCGACAGCGCTAGGATGCCCAGCCTGATCCATCCCCGGCAACCACGTCACGTCCCACTTCCCGCGCTGCTTTGCACCAAGCGTGCCTTCCACCTCGGCATGGGTCAAAACCGTCTGAGGGGTCACGGCAATGTCGTATTGCGCGCACAGGCGCGATATAAGGTCCACCAGTGCGTCAACTTGCTTTGCAGTGATTGGATACTTGCCAGCGTTAAATGGGCGATCTGTGGCCCCGTGCATGGCTGCAACAGCCACACCGATTGAGCCAGTGTTCATGCCGCGTGTGTGCGCCGCGTATGGCGTGGCAGTGCTTATGTTGTCCTCTGGCGCGAATATGCCCTCAACAATGCTGCCATCGCCTTGAATGATGTAGTGGTAGTGCCGCTTGTCCAACGCGCTGGCCGTGTTTGTGCCAGCAGTCCAGTGCAATATCACCCGTTCCATCACTTTTCGCCTTTGCTCATCATGCCGTCGATCCGGCCATTGATCGTTTGCAGCATCTGCAAAATCTGATCTAGCTGGGCGGCTGTTGCTTCGCGCTCCTCTTTGCGGGACACATCACGCGCGTTGGCCTCGGCCCGCAGGACCGCAATGTCCGTCGCGTGTAAGCTCTGCGTTTTGTGCAGCATCCAAACCCATATGACCGCAGGGACGATCAGGTACTTCATAGCGGCGTCAATGAGTGGGAATGCGTCGTTCATGCAGTTAGTCCTTATGGCTCTTCAGCGAACTCATCAGCCCAAGGCTGCAATGCAATAAATGCGTCAATCTTTTGGATGCCGCTGTCGTAAATAAACTGACGAGAAAAATCCTCTTTGGCCAGCGCGATGTGGTTGCGCTTTTGATACCAGCGATGGGTCGGGATGTTCAGCTCGTCAGCCATTGTCAGTTGCCCTCAACTCGGAACTTCGAAAAGTCCCCGTCCATGATCTTCTTCTTGCAGTATGCCGCAAATTCAGCCGTTCCGATAGCCGCTCCGCACTCACGCGACCACTTCTCAGCGGTCACCATGTCAATGCGTCCAACCAGCCGGTTTGAACGGCCAATGCCGCTCTGGTCGGCCAGCAGGTCAGCCTCGGCCTTGTTCTGGTCAAACAGGTTTGTCAGGCCGCCCATAGCGCGTTGGACGTGCAACTTGCCGTCCTCTTCAACCATGCGCTCCATGACCCCGTTGTCAGTCAGACGCCAAGCCATCAATCGTCATCCTTCTTTGGACGACCTTTCTTAATCTCGGCCAAGCCATTGGCAACAAGATGCTCGCCCAGTGCGTTGTCAACTTCGCCTTCCCAGCCATCGGGGCGGGGGCTGCCGTCAATCCAAGGGCGGCGCGTGCCTGTAACTTTGATTTTCATGTGTTCACTCCAAACATTGGTAAAGGGGGCCAGCAAGCCAGCCCCCTTATTAGATTACAGTGCAGGGTTGATGTCAGCAATGACACCGTGCGCTGCTTCTGTATCCACCTGCAGGCCGTACTCAACAGAGATCAGAGTGCGGTCAGCGTGACCTGTGCGGGCCAGCGGCTTCTGCTTTGTGTTGGACAGGTACGCAACGCGTGCCATGCCTGGGTCAAGAACGAACACATCGCGCGAACGAATGAAGCGCGAAGGCACGATCTGGACGTCGCCGAAGTCAGACACATAAACGTCGATCGACGCCACGATCTTCTGGTCGGAGATGTCGCGGTAGCGAGTAGCCGAACCAGTGAAGGTAGACGAGATTTTCTGCTTCACGCCAGAACCACACAGAACCACCGAAGGCTCAGCGCCAGCATCCCAGCAGGATGCAATTACGTCCTTGAGCATGGTCTCGGTCAGCGCCCGCAGCGTGCCATCAGTAGCGGCAGCGTTCGGGAAGCCTTCAGTTGTGCCGGACAGCGTACCGTCAGCACCACCCACACCACGATCGGTGTTGGATGTCAGGAAGGCAGACAAAGACGCAGTTTCGCGCGCTGTGCCTGAAGCACCAGCAACGGCAGCGTTGTTGTGACCAACAAGCATCTGCTCCATGTCACGCTTCAGCTCTTTGAGCTTGTACGCGATTTGCTTGGCAATAGTCTGAGCATCGCCAGCACCGTTCACAGTGTCGGCGGTGTCAGAGACTTCGACAACTTTGTCGGAGATCTGCGTGTAGTTTGCCAAACGCTTGGCGTTGGTTGGCGCGTCGTTGCCTGGTGCTGACTCGCCTTCGATAACCACGTTGGTCGTGACTGCCGCAGCAAGCTCGACGACGGGCCATTCGAAGTATGTGTTCTTCACATCACGACGACCGATTGATGTCATGAAGGGTGTTTCAGTCGGGCTGATCGAAATCAACGCGTCTTGAAGGTCTTCACGGATTGTCGAGACATCATATGTCTCATTGGTATTTGCTGTAACGCCCATTTTGAGGCTCCTTTATCAACTCAGCAGGAATTTGGCCACGTCATCGACGGTGCCGGTTTTTTTCATCCGAGAGGCGGCTTGCTGCGCTTTCTTCACCTGTGAGGTGCGTTCAGTGCGCTTGGTGCCTGGCTTAACCAC